GCTTGTTGTCCAATCGAAATCGCTAATAATGCTATTAATACGACATATCGCTTCGATCGACATCTCATCCATCATTGATCCAAACTCTCCAGGAACTGTATCTACTCCACATCCTTGATCCATAGTGAATACATGTGATGGTAATGTTCCTTGTGAAGATAAATGACAGTCTCCTGGTTTCCATTTAACGGCTGTTATTGGTTTATCATCTGGCGGTTTTGATAGACCCAATGCTCCAAGTATACTACCTCCGATCTTAAGAAATGGCGCAATAGTTGACGCCACTGAACCTATCACTGGAATTCCACTCGCTACAGTAGCTACTTTTCCAGCTGTATTAAGAATACCTGAAATCGCTCCACTCTTCTTGATTTTTGAGCTTTCTCTATCTCCATGCATATCTGGTAATGTTGAGTCATATATTGCTTCCAATTCGCGTAATCCTTGTAATGAAACTGTAAGTTGTTTTATGCGGTTTTCTAATTCAATAATACCTACAGGAGGAGAAACTATAGTTGGATATTCAACCTTCACTGTGTCAACATCAGCACTAATATAAGCTGTTATATTGAATGGTGCTTGAGTTGATGCTGTTAAGCGTGAAAGTACTACAGTTCCAATATTTCCATTTTTGCTTATCAAATTACGTGCAAGGAATGGCGATACGAATGGAATACGTATTTGCATGGTCTGCGATGATGGATTTGAAATTTGCAGATTAGGTGCTGTTGATAATTGACTTCTTGCAAGTCTATGATCCACGGCTTCTGATGTTATATCAGGGAATAATGTTAACATTAACCCGCCGCTTACAAATGGCTGCACTGCAATTTCCAATCTAATATATACGTCAGTTCGTAGGAATGTAAATCCTTTAAGCTTGTCAGCGATGTTCGGCTGAGCTGTAAGCAAGGATAGTACGTCCCATCGTTTTAGAATTTCCCCACCAGTTCCTCCAATAGGAACTTCAAATGAGTCAAATCTATATTCACGACATATAACGTCCTTGATAGAATGGTCTCTGTTTTCCATCATATTTGCCATTGCATTTTGAGGCAGTTCCTGCACTTCTGGCAATGTTGATACAATTGGAGCTAGTTGCGTTGAGAATGATACAATTTGTTGTCCAGTCGTCGATTCTTCCGTCAGGTCACTGAATGGTATCTGACCTACTGTCTCAGCTTCTTGTGAATGTGCTGAGAGAACATTTTGTTCTTCTGTTGTTGTTGCTATCCTTTTTATACCATGAACAGTCGGATAAAACTTGTCCAATCCTTTTTGGTGGAAAGCTTCGAGAGGGCTGCTCTCAGGGCGTTTCCCGTGATAAATATCACTACCCTGTTTGTTTTCGATTGCGTGCTTTGAGGCACACCAATCATATTTTTCGAGGTTGTTATCGTGTCCATTAAGGGTTACAGTATAGGATACATCATCGGAAAGAAGCATTAGATTATCACCACGTTTTAGCATTCGTCGAAGAGTCTTTTGAGGATAAAAACAATCTGCTGTTAATTCAATATCATATTCATCACAACACTTGACTATAAGAGGCACGTATTTTTGGAATACATGTTCTTCATGCTAACTCAATTCGAGAATAGCTAACCTAGAATTATATTGCATCTGCAACTTTCGTTTATCTCTATCTGTATGATCACATTTTTCCCAGTTCAGAGGTTCTAATATGGACGCAAGTTCTAGCGGCGCCATCCATGATCGAGTGTGAACATCTGGTGCAAATCCTCTTTTTAATATAGTAACCTCAGTCAGTTTTCTATATGCAAAAGCAGTATCATCTTTTAAATCAGTGGTATATGTTAATCCATAATCTAATAATTTGCGTTGTAAATCAGCTGGATGCATGACCTCACACAATTTTTCAGAGAACGCTATAACATTATCATCTCCATAAAAGGCACCAAAATAATGTTTACCGAGATTTTCTTGAATTATGTACGCGTCAACAGTACCTTTCTCCTCTAGTAGTTCATGCAATGCTAGAAAAACTATGCTTGAATTGAAAAGTGTATTGACAATTGCAGTACCTGGGTTTCCTGATGGTTGTCCTCTCATCATTTGGATTATTGTATTTCCAAAAACCTGAAATGATGATGTTAAGTCTCTCCACAGCATTGTTGAAAGTGCTGCATTTTCGGGATTTCTTTGGTATATGTGTTCGATGTATTGATGAATAGTCCATAGAATATCTGTTCCAAGAGTGCCGTCAAAATTAGAATAATCGCCTGCAATGAATTGATTTGAATATGGACTTGCTATAGATTGAAATTGCATGACTAGATAATCCCATTCATTGGAGTAAGGATTGATCCCAACTAATGAGCCGTTATGTACTCGATTTTCCATGATGTTCGAGAATAAATCTAAGTAACATTGACGGAACATGATGACATAATGAAGTGGCGCAGCAGCAAAACTACGGGTCTTGTTAGCCTTAACTTTTTCTATTATGCGCAGTTCATCTTTTGCTGTTGAAATGAACAAACATTGTGGTCTCATATTCATTTTGACATGGTATTTATAATCTTCAATCATGGTCAGAACTAGTGGATGGTCATATTTCCATTCTTCAAATTCACCTAAGAAATCTTTCTTTCCTTTTCGGGTTGTATGATGTACATATGGATAACCTGCGCTACTTTTCCTATTTATTCCACGTATATAAGCATGTCCTTCTATACCTGAAATGGCGGTTTTGTGGTCTAATTCCTTCACACCTCGTGTTGGTCTAAAACGAGTTCGTAAGTGAGCAAAAACAATGGCATTCTGTTCTTCAGTGAAGCCAGTTGATGGTGTCATATATTTCTTTAATGCTTTATTAACAACATGTTCTCCTTCTGATGTAAAGCCTAGATTTGCTGGAGCTTTTGTTGTTATCGAAATTTCATTATGAAACAAAGATGGTGCTATGTTTGATTTTGCATTAGTATATATTGGTCGCTCAATCGTTCCAATTCTCTTAAAGGTATCATCAAGAATTGTTTTATGATCTCCAAAATAATGCGTAAAACTTACATGCAATTCAGCGTTAAGTGATTTTATCATTTCTGCGCTGATAAATTGTGCATAACTCACATCATTCTGTGCAAAACCGGCCATATGTATACCGAGAATTCGTCCACCGTGATTTGATGAATTCGATAAGACGACACTTCCACAGTAACCATGGACACTTTGCATAGGATATTGAATAGTATTAAATGATGTTATTGGTCCTACTGCACCATTCGCGACCATAGCTCCTTCTAAGCATTTAGTGACTTTCGTATGTTGCATTTCCATATACCACGCAATTTTACCAGAGAAGATATCTTCGTTACCGTCCTTTTTCCATTGTCCGTTTATAGTGGGAACACAAATCATTACTTTCTCTCCAAGTAATTCATTAAATTCTCCAGCTTGGAAGAAATTCTTTTCTTCCTCTCTTTCACTGAATTTAATAAGATCACAATGATCACTAATTTGTTTGTTTGTTCCGAAATCCAAACAGACAACGTCATAAAAGTTCGTATCGTTTCCTTCATATCTAAACTGAAACACGCCTACTTTCGATGCTGGTATTCGTCTCTTTTGTTGGAAAACACTGAATAAATTGAAATATCCGTTCTTATACACGTCATATGACGGAATTGACTCAAATAAATGTCTATTACAGAGGAAAAGACCTCCTCGTATAAAGAATCCGTTAAGTGCTGACGCTAAAATGCCGTTTCCATCGGGACCTACAAAACAAAATTGAATGTGATAACTATTGCTACACAATTTCTTCGCCATTGAATATGCTCGATCTGATGATAGTTGAGCATCAGGGGCGTTTGCAAATGTGGTCATTTCTCTTCGCACAATTTGATTTTCAGTTGTTAAACTTTTAAACATTGGTGTTGTATGTATAGGAGTTGATTTAGGTGGTGGTTTTGTGTTGTCTTTTGCTGTAGAAGCATCGCCAGGATTATATACTTGTTGGTCTGCATTATGGCGGAATTTCTTTTTGTC